AAAGACGCTGTTAAATAATCAGCCTTTAAAAAGCCTATCATATCAAGCATTTGAGCTTGTGTGACAGGCTTTTCTTTTGGTTTTGGGGCATTTTTGGGGCATAGACTAATACTTTTCCATGACATCTGCTACCGTTGATTTCATTTGTTTTGTGATGTGAGTATATATTTGAGTGGTTGTTTTTGCATCGGAGTGCCCCACACGATCCATAATAGCTTTAAGAGGTACATTGTTTTCAGCAAGTCGACTTACCAGCGTGTGACGGAATATGTGGCTAGTAAGGTTTTTCTGGATTGGTGTTTCAAGTCTTTCATTAGCTTTCTTTAGAGCTAGATTAAAAGAGTTTGTTTGCAGAGGAACTCCATTTTTTGTGGTGAAGATGAATCCCATGTCTTTATAACGAGGATTGGTATTCTTCTCCAGTTCATTCATGAACTCCATCTCTTCTAATATCTCTTTTTCACGGGTGGTCATGACGGTTTCGCGATAGGATGCCAGGGTTTTTGGTGAGGTCTTTTCACCTTTTTGATATCCATTCGTGTGGTCGTATGTTCCATGAAGCTGCAGGGTGTTAGATTCATAATCAACATTATGAGGTTCAATTCCTACGGCTTCCCCAATACGACAACCATTCAGGCTCATGAATTCAGAGAGTAGTCCGATTCGATAGGTGCTTGGCCTACGATACAACTCTTTCAGTAGTAGTTTGATTTCATCTTCTTCAAGATATTTCTGTCCTACCTTTTTCCAATCTTCTAATGTCTTTTGAACTCTTGGAAGTTTAGCTCTCCTAGCTGGATTATCCTTAATAATGCCAAGGTCTATTGCATAATCAAAAGCAAGATTTAGCATGGACTTATTTCGCTCTTTTTTATTCCTTGAGCAATCGAGTCTATCTAGATATGATTGAACATATTTTGGATCAATTTTAGAAACTTTGATACCAATTCCGAAGTCATCTTTTATCTCTTTGATATTTCCGTTTAATGAAGCGATAGAAGAACGTTTAATCTCTTGTTTGTAGAATGACCACCACTGGTCGAAAAGTTCCGTAAAAAGCATTTCTGAGCTTTCTAGTTCACTCAGAATATTTGCTATCTTTATTTCAAGTTGTTTCTGAGCTTCTTTTCTGGTGCGAGGAGTATCTTTTTCCATGAGAACTGAAACTCTAGACCATTTTTCAGTGTATGGGTTTTTGTACCTCTCAATAAAATTTACTTTTCCGCTTTTATGTTGTTCTACCCACATTGTGTTTTCTCCTATTTTTTGATAAAATGGGTATAGTAAAGAGGGCTTTTTAATGCCTTTTACTATTCAGGTTATCCTCACGCTCAGACTCGCCAAAGTTTTGAGAGCGTGGGGATTTTTTTGGTTTTAAAAAGGGAAGCAACCGTTAAGTTACTTCCCCTGGCACGCTAAGGTGCAAAGTCTAAAATTATGAGGGCTTGCCTCTAAGTAACTTAATTATAGTTCAATTTATAAATACTGTCAACAATCTACTCAAATCCTTTGAAGCTCTCTAAAATTTTATCTTTTGAGTCTGTAGCATTAAGTACTAAAACAACATAATTTCCGTAGATATAAGCAGGGTGTCCGATTAACTCTTTTTCTTTCTTAGCTTCTTCAAACATTGGGTTTTTATCGTAATATTCGTAAACCTCTACAGCACTATCATCTTCTAAGATAAATCCTTTTCCTGATTCAGCTTGAATGAGACTAGCTGATTTTTTTATTTCCTCTTTGATTGTGAAGCCATTGCTTTCTAGCGCTTTTTTAAAATCGTCTAAGCTAGTAGCCTTTTTAGAAGCAGGTTTGTCATTTGCTTTAGTTTGCTCTGCTTTTGGTTGTTCTGCGCTATCTTTGGTAGCTGATTGGTTGTTAGAACATGCTACTAGAACTGTAGCACTAAGCAAGATAGTTGATGTTGTTAGTAGTTTTTTCATAGATAATCTCCTTTTTTAAGTGAGTGTAGATTCGACTCGTAGAGTTTCTCTATACTGTTCAGCGACAGCAACATCGGTAAAATGTACCGTATTGTTAAATTCTTTGTGTACTAAATCTTTGATTTCTTCTAAGTTTACTCGGAAGAACTCTTTGCGAGAATTTACTTTGTTGACTTCTTGTTTTCTAAAATAGTTGTGTAGAGTTGTTTCAAGAGCAGGAGCATCTTCGCTGAAAATTAGAGCGTGTACATCAAACGGGAATGGAACAGAAGCACTGCTCAATTCAGAGATACGATCCATTGGCTCTAGACGTCTAGTCATACCAATTTTATAAACATTTTCTCCGAAAGAGCCAATATTAGAAATGATATAGACGAATCCAGCACGAGTATTGGTTTCTCGATTCTCAACATCTTTTTTGTCTTTTTCCAATTCTTTGATTTTATCTTCTAGTTCTTTAATCTTATCTGCATAAAGTTCTTTCTCGATATCTGTATTAGATGATTCTAAATACTTCATTAGTTTAGCAACTTCTTTTCTGAATTGATTTTCCTCTTTGATGATTTTATCTTTTTGAGTTTGAAGCTCTTTCTCTACCCGTTGTTGTTCTCTCAGTTCCTCTTTTTTAGCTTTCAATAATTCACGTTCTTGCTCGAGAACATAATAGTATTTATATGTTGCATCTAGCTTTTCTAATTTAATATTTAGTAATTCTTTTGTGACTTGAACATTATCGATAGAGAATAATCTATTTAACGTTGAGAATGTATTAGTGATTTTGTTGCGGTAAGTATCAACATTGTTCATTCTTACATTAGTCAAGTAGTAATCTGTTTCAGCATTAAATGCACGCAACAATTTTTTAGATTGCTTTTCACGTTTCTTGTAATCATCATAAGAAGTAGAGCGACAAGCTTTTCCGTCTGCAATCAATTCCTTTTCTTTTATTTGAAGAATAGATAATGTGTTTTTTAACTCGTTAGAAGTAATATTGTCAGTAAAGTCTACAGTCGTTTCTTGAGCGATAACGATATTAGATTTTTCTTTCAATATCGCTTCATAATCTTTTTCTTCTTGTTTAAGTTTTTCTACTTTCCTACTCAATTCTTTCAAAGATGCTTTTAGGGAATATTTCTCTTGAAGAGCATTCTCTTTGATTTCTTCAGCTTCCTGTTTGGCATTCTCCAGAATTTCCTCAGCTTGATTTTGTGCTTCTATAAGAATATCATCTGCTTTATCTATGTTTTCAAATAAATCTATCTCTTTATTAGCTTGAGAAATAATGTCATCAGCTTTTTCTTTAGCTAATTTCAAAATTATTTCCGCTTCATTATTTGCTTTCGTTAAAATAGAATCTGCTTCCTTTTTGCTATCAAGGATAACTTCGTATTGAGAAAGTTCGTTGAACTTCTCCTTTGATATTAAATTGTATTTCTTAGATCTTTTGTAAATAAATAGCAGACCCAATAAGGTTGATATGAACATCGTCACAGGCCATGCTAACAGTAATATAGCAATAAACCAAGGTTGATAACGTAGTGGAATGCGTTCTTTCATAATAAACTCCTTAAAATAAGATTACATTTTATTTATCTCTATAAATGCTTACGACTTCTCCAATAATACGGATATCGTTGCTTTCGTCTAGGTGTATATCCTCATAATCAGGGTTCAAGCTTTCCAGATACCCCTGACGCAGCTTCTTGACATAGTTAGCACCGTCTACTTGGAAGATACCAATGGTGTTATAGTCAACCTGTGGGGTATTCTTGATAAAGAGGTAGTCGCCATTTTTTATCTTTGGCTCCATAGAGTTGCCGACGACATAAGCGATAGCGTCGTAGTTGTCTGGGATTTCATCCTCATAGAATGAAACCTCCATATCTAAATCGTCATCCTGTATCGAACCACTCCCAGCAGAGACAACCCCAGTAACACGTCGGTAAGTAGTCTGTCTGTAGTCGTCCAGTCTGATGATATTTTCCGATACTTCGTTTACCTTCGTTTTATCTTCGTTTTTTTGCTCATCTAGTTGCCTTTCGGCAAAAGTCAGGACTTTGCCTTGTCTAGGCGGTGCTAGTTGGTCGTAGATGGATTGGATTGGGGAAGTGGTAGGAGTAATTTCAATAGATGGATCTTCACTTGCAAACCTCGGGTCTAAAGTCGATTTCAATACTCCAAAATAATCAGCTATCTTTTGTACATTTCCAGGTATAGGCAAAGAAGTTCCTTTTACATAGCCTGTTAAAGTACTAGCAGGTATACCTGTCGCTCTGGACAATTCAACTTGCTTACAATTTCTATCCGACAAAATCGCATTAAGGTTTGCGGAAAAGACTTTCATATCCTCTTTATCTTGAGGAGTTAACTTTCCTCGTCCTCTGGCCATTCTTTTTTCTCCTTTTGTCTTTTACTATATAATAACGTTTATTTTCGTATTTGTAAATAAAAAATTCGAAAAAAATACGAAAAAAATCTAAAAAAGTATTGACATACGATTTAATTCGTAGTATAATGTAATCAAGCTTAAGGAAATAACAAAAAACAAACCGGAGGGAAACAACATGAACACATTAAACGAGAAAGCAATCAACATCTTTAAAGAAGTAGCTAAGGAAACTTTAATCCAAGGCACTTACGAGGAAAACTTTCTCTACAGCCAACTTGAAACATTCTGTACTAACTGCCGTCAATTCGCTTTTGGATGGACAGAGTTAGCAGATGAGATTGAACGCCAAGAGCGTTACCTTCTCGATTCTGGTTTCACTCAAGATGAAATTGATGACATTCGTTTTGATGCAGCATTTGCAGGAATGCTTGATAAACTAAATGTAGCCTGATTGGTATCACCAAGGTTCGAATCCTTGGCAGGTTGTTGCTCCAAGAGCAAAATAAAAAAGGAGGTAAGGCGAATGATGGAACACATCATAAAAAGCCTAGCAACCAAGGACACTGCAATCGTCATCTTGGCACTAGGCTTAGTAAACGAAGCTCGTCTTTGGCATAAGCAGTACTTAGCTTACAAGCTCAAAGACAAAGAGCTTAAGAAAAAGTAGAGAAAGGGGCAGAAGCCCCAACCTCTACTTGATAGTGTACCATCATTTGCCGTGAAAAGCAATGGATGAAAATGTTGGATTGATAATCCTAGCAGGATTTGTGATTGTATCTTTCACTATCCGTAAGATAGTGGAATACCGATATGATAAAAAAGATAAGGAGTAGGGAAATGGATAGTGTTCTTTCAGCGATTCTCGTCTCAGTATTCACTTCATTTTTGATGACGGCAATACTATTGCGAGGGTATTCGAATAGATTGACCGAAATGCTTGAAACTTTCTTCAACGAGGAATGGCAAGCAAGAAAAGAGCTACGAAAACTTGTTTTAGATACAATAGATGAAATTGCTAATAAATACAAATAAAGCAAATGTTTTTACCAATAGGAGTAGAAAAATGAACGAACTAGAAAGAACAGCCCTCAATGAGATATTGAGGACCGTGACATATATTGCTGAGAAGTTGGACGAACTAGATTCTAAGATTTCTTTGAACGATTCACAAGTTCCACCATGAATATACTTTTTCAAGTCGACGAGATTCTTGTCTGGATTTTTACGATAGTAATGTCCTTCGTCGTTTCCGATGTAGGTAGAAGCTAAGGCAAAAGTTTTAAGATCTTCATCTTCGATATAGTCTTCGATAACTTGCTTTAAAAGCATATTTGTTATTTTAACTTTTTTATCAGGATTTGTAAGAATTGAAAAATCCTTGACAAAAAACTCTAAAGCTTTGCGATAACCGATACCTGCAATAAGGTCAAGATGTTCTTGTTCCGCTTTTAGAGATTGAACGTAGATTTCCTTGCCGACTGGCGAAATCAATTCAAGATCCTTGGATATAGGTATGTCGCTAGGTAGCTGAGGCTTAACCTTTATGTGCGTAATAGGGCCAATAATAGGGCTATCAAATTCTTCAACCCAATAATGATAACATCCTAAACAACGGAGCGTTACATAAATGCTATTTACATTTATCTGTTTTTCATTATATCCTTGGGAAACTACTTGAGGGTTGGTAGGTTTTTTACAATTTGGACAGATGTCATCTATAAATACCTCTTCCTCGTTATAAGGGTTTGTGTCAACTTTGATACGCATATAAGATTTCTCCAATCGTTTTATTTTGATTATACCACATTTGAAAGGTGGTTAGAATTGGAAGATAAAATCATCGAACTTGCTGATTACTTCATCAGCGAAAACACAACGTACAGAGAAGCTAAGATAGCATGTGAGAAGCTATTAAAACAAGTCAGCCATGAGATTGAACTCAGGGCGCTGGAAAGTAAGACAAGGGGGTGAGTGCGTGCAAAAGATGACGCTACGAGCAATAAGAACAAATTACAATTTATCTGCAAAAGAGGTTGCTGATAAGCTACAAATCCATCAACAAACATTGTTGAAATATGAGCATGACAGTTCTAAAATTCCAGTTGATTTATTAGACAAGCTAGCTCGTTTATACAACGTTAAAAAAGATTTTATTTTTTTAGGTAAAAAATACGAATTAAATCATAGTTTAGGAGAGATATGAATGACCAATACTTTACAGAGATAGACATGGATAATCACGAGAGATATTTTAAAATTCCGTATCGGCTAATAGAAGATGATTATTTCTCAGGATTAGATCCGCTAGCTGTTATGATTTATGGTATTTTAATCGATCGTGTTTCATTATCTCAAAAAAACAAACAACACTTTACTGACAAAGATGGACATTTGTATGTTATAGCTACCAATGCTGAAATATGTAATTGGATTAAAAAAAGCGAACCAGTAGTAATTAAATTAAAAAGAGAACTGATAGAACATGGTTTGTTGAAAGAGAGAAGGCAAGGTGTTAGGCTAGCAAATTTACTGTATCCTCAGAAATTAAGGGCTAAAGAAACTTTAGTTCAAGAACTTAAAAATGTTAAGGGGATAACTAAAGAAACTTTAGTTCAAGAACTTAAAAATGTTAAGTCTAACCAACCTAATAATATCCAACCTGATATAACCAACCTTACTGAACCAGATGGTGCTGGTGGTAACTCTTTATATAGTATAGAGGACGCCCCAGCAGAAAACGACCTTGGTATTGTTCACGATTGGATTTTTTCAGAGTTTGGCAGATACCCAACGCCGTTTGAGATTGAGGACTTGAAATATTTCTTACAAGACCATAGTAAAGAGGTTATCAAGTTAGCAATCAAGGAATGCGTTGGAAATGGTAAACCTTACTTCAAATACCTTGCAAGCATTTTGAGAGACTGGAAACAGAAAGGTTTAACGACTGTTGAACTAGTTGAGAATAGACAGAGACCGAAGAAACAACCTGCTTATTCTGGTAGTGCTAGGGAAGTGCGTCAGGAATATCATGGCGAGTTGCCATTCTAGGAGGGGATAAGATGCAGAGATTAGGATTTGAACCGCTCCATTATGTAAATGAGAAAGAGATTTGCCAAAAGCATTCCTGCTTCATGTGGACGTTTAAAGAACCAGTTCGGGCTACTAATCGAAAAGAACCGTATCAGCCCACGTTTTGCCCTGAGTGCAAGCGTGAAGACATGGAACGAGAGCAACTGCAAATGGTCGGAAAGGCTTATATCTCGTCTATCTTGAGTAACACGTTTGAAGTGTTAGCTAGAAACAGCTTAATGCCAAGTGATATGAAAGACGCTAGTTTCAGTACGTTCACTGTATCGAATGAGACAGATGAACAGGCTAAGAATTTTGCTCTGAGAGTAGTAAGGCATTACTTCAACGATGGACGAGGGAATGCAGTGATTGTTGGACAAGCTGGCAGAGGTAAGACACATTTAGCGATTGCGATTGCTAAGAAGTTGAATATAGATTTCAAGGCTAATAACAATCCCAAGAGTGTGTTATTCATGAATGTTCCTGCTATGTTCCAAAAAATCCAGAGTGGATTTAATAAAAAGGACGCTCGGACAACTGACGAATGGCTTGACCTACTAAAAAAAGTCGACTACTTGATACTAGACGACTTTGGGAAAGGCGATCAGTCACAATGGAAACAGGACTTTCTCTATAACTTGCTTGATTCAAGGGATAAGACGATTGTTACAACTAATTTGATTGGTAAGGACATGGTTCAGATATTTGATGCAAGTCTGGTTAGTCGAGTAGCCAAAGGTGCGAAAGAAATGACTTTCAAATATCCTGACAGTGCAGAAGATAGGAGGACATTACCATTTTGATGAAACAACAAACAAGACAAGAACAAATAGAGGATTTTGAAGAAAAACATTATGGACTATCTAGCTTGCTGAAAGAACGGTTGCTGATTACAAGCGACTACCAGTTTACTAGAAAGATGAACGAATTAAGAACCTTTGCCAGAAATGGCGGAATTTATACGAGTTAGGAGGGGAAATAAAATGCTTCATCATTATATAACTCACTATGCCAGCAATGGGAAAGATTACGCCGAAGCATGGATTCAAATAAATATTTTTGGAATGTGCTTTTGTGTATGGAAAAAGCGTACAACCATTGAACGATTGTACGCAAACGAAGATTAGACTTTTTTCCAGCCGTTGCCTTTAGCAGATGTCGGAGGGAGCCGATCACCTTTTCCGATAGTTGCGGTATGACCATGAGTAACTTTTCCGCCACGAGGTCCTAGTCAAGAATGATTATAGCATAATCTAAATTAAATAACAATATGTAGTGTTTTTTGTATATTTAAAACACAATATATTGGGAAAGGAACAATGTGTGTGGAAGAAGTTTAAGCATTTGTTGATTGAAAAAGGGATGACACAGAAGGCATTAGCTGAAAAAGCTGGTATCAGTCCAAATACAATCAGAACTATCAAAACCGAGCGTATTTCTTTTAAGAATATGTGCAAAATCGCTGATGCGTTAGGCATCAGCATAGACGAACTAAGATAAAACAAAAAGCACCTGACGGCAATCAGGCGCATACTAAAATTACTAATTGAATTATAACACGAAAGAGAGGAAATTGCCATGCCTAAAACAGAAATTACTTATAAGCCAGTTGATGTGGACGAAAAAGCCACGCATGGTGATTACAAACATCTTTGTCAGAGGTGGGAAGGGTTGACTCCAGGGACTGCAAAAGTCTGGGCAGGTGAAATGCGAGAACATCCAGACTTCAAGCAGTTCATTGATAACCCAACTCATAAGATTGTATTTATCGACTACGAAGGATTTCGCATGTTCGTCAAATGGAAAAGTCGTAATCGCTATCGTACGAAGAAAGAAACTTTAGCTGAAATGCTTGAGAATATCAAGAAAGAAAAACAATTAGGAATATAGGAGAGAGAAACATGTTTGAACCACCATTAGTTAGCCAATTATTAGGAACTGGAGCAGTGATTTTAGGATTTATCGGTGCAGGGCTTCTAGCTCATCAGATGGATAAGCAGGAAGAGGAGAAAATCCGCCAGAAGGAAGAGGAGAGACGAGAAGAGCAAGAATTTGCGTCTATGATTATCCAAGGGTACAACCATGCATACGAACGTGGTAGAGAGGCACAGCGTCAAGAAATCCGCAAGAATATCCGTAGAGAGTTCAAGGGCTTCACATACGACAATGAACCGCCTGTAGGCTTGCGTCCTGAACCATTAGCATTGCCAGAACCACGAAGAGCACGCCATGCAAAGTATTTGGGATAGAGCAAAGGAGACGCAAATGACTAGAATTGAACTTGAAAACCGTGTATGGCTTTTGGCCAATCATGAAGAAAAAAACGAATTGCTGGACCTTGGGCTAACATCCAAGGCCAGATATGTGAAACGAGTGCTGGAACTTGGAAAGGTGTATGCGCATGTTTGATTATGACAGAGATATAATGCAACCGCCTGAAGAACGTGAAGAACTTGATCCAAGCGAGTACATCTATGTTGGATGTGGGCAGTATCGATACGTGGGTGATGAAGTATGATTCAGGAGCTACTTGCAGAAATCGACAACTGGCGAGCTGAGTATATGCATCTTGGCCGAGAACTCGGAGAAATCATCAACGACCAACAGGATATTATTTTAAAATTGCAAAACGAAAATCGGCGTATAAAGCGTGAAAATTGGAATTTGAAGAAGACGAAAGGAAGAAGGAAATGACAAACGAACTAACACAAAAACAAATTACATCACCAGTTGCAGCACGCATTGGAGAAATGCAAAACGAGGGGCTAATGATTGCACAGAATTATAGCGTTAGCAATGCACTTAGTTCAGCATATTATGCTCTAAAAAATTCCAGCAGTGGGAATTTGCTCCAGATGTGCACTCAAGATAGTATCTACAATGCACTCCTTGACATGGTAACTCAAGGGCTTAGCCCGGCAAAGACTCAGTGCTATTTTATCCCTTACGGAAATACTGTTAAGTTGACTAGGTCATATTTTGGTACTATGAAAGTTGTTAAGCAATTACCAGAAGTGAAAGATATTTATGCAGAAGTTATCTATGAGGGCGACAAATTCCAAATTAAGAACGAAAATGGTAGGAAAGTTTTTGTTAGCCATGAAACGGATTGGGTTAATGCAGACAATCCAATCGCAGGAGCTTATTGTATTATCGAAAAAGAGGATGGGGAGAAAATCCTGACTGTTATGACCAAAAAAGAAATTGACAAGTCTTGGGCACAAGCAAAAACAAAGAATGTTCAGAATAATTTTCCTCAAGAAATGGCTAAGCGCACAGTTATCAATCGTGCGGCTAAACAGTTCTTTAATACCAGTGATGATAATGACTTATTTATTGATGCTGTGAACCGTACTACAGAAAATGAGTATGATAACGAGCGCCAAGTGAAAGAAGCTGAACCAGTGAGAGAAGAAGTTGAAACATTAGATGATATTTTAAAAGCTCCTAGCACGCCCACAGAGAGCGAGAACGTTGTAGATGGAGAATTTACCGAAGAAACCAAAACAACCCCAAAAACGGCTGAAAAAACGGCAAATCCTGACGAATTAACCTCTACAGAATCCCCAGCAGATGAAATTCCAGATTTTGACGAAGAAACGGGTGAAGCTTTTGAAGAGTTTAGTTTCTTTGAGGGAAACACGACCAACATTAAGGAGTAGGCTATGGAAGAACTAACACAAGAGAACTACTACCAGGACACAAACTGGTTGACCAACTCACGCCTTAAGAGGTATCAGCAATGCCAAGCGAAGGCATTTGCCCTTGATAGTGGCCAATGGGTAGAAGAGAGGGATGAAACCCCTCTCCTACTCGGAAATTATGTTCACAGTTACTTTGAAAGCCCAGAAGCACATCAGCAGTTCATGGATGAAAATGGTGACAAACTCCTGGCCAAGACTGGCAAGAATAAAGGAAACCTAAAATCTGACTTTGTGATTGGCGATAAGATGATTGCAAGTTTAAAGGATGACGATGGATTTAATCATTTGTATCACGGTTATCCATCGGATGAAGTTCAAAAAGAGTTGATCGTCTATGGCGAAATCAAGGGTGTACCAGTCAAAGGAAAGCTGGATAGCGTGAATCTAAGCCGTGGTTATTTCGTGGATTTGAAAACCATGAAGTCCATCTACGCTGAAGAATGGAGCGCAGAACTTAAAAAGAAAGTTCCTGCAGCAGTTAACAATATTCTTAACTTTGGATATCATGGACAACTTGGTTTATATCGTGAATTGCTGAAACAAATGACTGGGAATGATTTTAGACCATACATTGTAGCGGTCAGTAAGGAAAACGTGCCAGATCGTGACATTTTGAAAATCGATGATGAATGGCTTGAAGAAGGTTTAGACAAAATTAAGTCTGAAATTGTAGAAATTTGGGACGTTATCCAAGGTCAGAAAGAGCCTAAAAAATGTGGTCATTGCGATTATTGCAGAAGTCAGAAAAAACTGAATGCAGTAGTTAGCTTGAATGACTTGATTGAAAGTGATTATTAAGTTTGAAAAACCAACTATTTCCATTTTGGAAACAACTCAAAAATCAACAAGCCGTGCATTCTTGTAAAACTGCGAACTAGAAAACATCAGTAAAGGTCATGTGATCTTGGACGAGCGACTGCCCGTATTTAGCCAATTCTCACAAAGGCAGTCGCATTTTTTTGGAGAAAATTAATGAATTATAAAATCGATATAGCAGGAACGAGTATTGCACTCGAAATAGTAGATGAAAACATCACGATCACAAATAAAATTGAATATGATATGCAGATGCATTTCAGAAATACGGACGCAGATGTTTCTCTCGACACAAGTGGCGATGTGTTCGAGCCTCTCTATTGGCTAGACATTAGGGTAACACCGAAAACGCCGACAGAGTATCATACAAGCCTTGGAGTTAAGAGAGAAAAACGCCACTTAGCCGAACTCCAGAAATTCTTTGAGTTTATTGAGAATAATAAACGAAACCTATTTGATCTCTGTGGATTCAAGGGAGAACTGCAATGAGTTCATTGACATTATCGTTAGACATTTCAACTACTGCGACAGGATGGGCCGTATTTCACGGCTCTGACCTTGTCCAGAGTGGTGTCTTAAAGCATAAAAGTAAATCGTTCTTTGAACGTGGGCGGTTCATGGCTAGTGAATTGCGAGCGATTCAATCGAGAGCGCTCCAGAAATACGACTGCCATTTTGAATCAATTGTGGTCGAGAAGAACTCAGTTATGGGGCCAAATCAGCAGTCTATGATTAGTATTGGAATTGTGACAGGTATCATTCTTGGCCGACTGATTGCTGACAATGTGTACTTCGTGAACGTGTGGACCTGGCGCAAGTACTGGAAGTTTAGTTACAAGGACCGAAGTAAAAAGTCAATGAAGCTGCAGGCAGTTGCTAAGGTGTCTGATGAATTCGACCTGAACGTCAAAGACGATGAAGCTGACGCTATCCTGATTGGTTCATATTTTGTAAACCATGGCCAAGAATTTGGAAACCTGGAAAGCCACAAGGTGAGTTGAGGAGTTGGAAGATGAAGCTTAAAGACTTAAACAAAGTTAGAAACATCAACCAATTGATTAATGATTACGAATCCTTTCTAAGAACTAAACATATTTGTTGGGATAAACTTAGTATCACAAAGAAAGAAGTTAATTATATTCTTGGTACGGCTCATGGAATATATTCGAAAAAAATAGAAGTAGATGCGACAATGTCGGGTATGATTACAGAAGTTATCCAGAAACGAATCGAAACGCTGAAACAAGAACTTGTTGAATTAGGAGTAGAAATAAAGGAGTTGGAAGATGAATAAGTAGGAATTGATTGAGAGACTTGAGCGGTTGATTGGATATGGTTCAAGAGATTACATCGAAAGAAACGAAATCTTAAATCTAGTGAAACAACTAGACGAACCCAAACCAGTCAAAGTTCCGCCGTTTGTGGCGGATTGGTATGAGAAGAAAAAACATGATTTAAACCATTATATTTGGGATTACATCTATAATTGGAATCATCAAGAGGAATCGGAATTTAAAAGATGGATGAACTGTTCAATAACCACATTTCAAACCCTCGTCAACATGCACCAATTCGGCTACGAGGTCGAGAAAGAGAAGCGGTATACAGTTAAGATACCAAAAACGGATCAATATCTGCACAGTAGAGATAATGACTTCTTCTTCTTTGTGACTTATGTACGACCAGATGACGATCCACACAACTGCCACACCCGAAAAGAACTCAAAGAAGCTGGGTTCGGCTGGGTGTTCCATTGCCCAGGGATTGAGATTGAGGAGGTGGACTAAATGGCGAAATTTATTCAAATCCAATCTTGTTACAGAGGGATTGTCGAAAACGAACTCATCAATATAGAAGATATTAGTCACATCTGTCTAGGTCCTAACATCTTATTTCTACGAAGACCTTACAGTGCCGTAGAGCGTCATATTTCTATCACTAAAGATTCGGTAGATAAATTATTGAAGGAGTTGGATATTGTTGGGGAGGTGGAGTGATGGATATGAAAGAACTAGAAAAAGCAGGAGAAATCAGGCAACAGATTAAAGAACTTGAAAAGTTTATCAATCACAAAAAAACGCCCCTTGAAGAAGCTTTAATATTGAGACAAGATCCGAAATTTAGGTTATCAATTAAAAATTGTACATTTTATTCTAATACAACGTTGTTTATTACATCTGAAATTTTATCAGATGCGATTAAGGTTGCTTTGACGCGAACAATTGAGGATTTAAAAGAGCAGTTGATAGAGTTAGGAGTTGAAGTAGATTGAAACGATTCATAGCTATCTGGATTCTTGTCTCTGCTGGACTAAACATCTGGCAGATGGACAGGATTCGAGATTTGGAAGAGAAGAAGCCTATGGTTATCTACAAGGCTGATAATGTAGGAGCTGAGATTTTCGGTAAAGTCGTCGAGAAAGGACGGCATGGCAAGCTATACACGCTTACCATTCGTGACTACGGTGTGTTCGTGGTTACGAAGGACGTGTATGAGAAAGTGAAAGTTGGGGATGAGGTAAGAATATGAATTATAAAGTAACAGTCGATGGCAAGGAAATCGAATACGGTGCATTGGTTGAAAAATCACGTTTTTCAGAAAAAGAATGGTCTGCTATTTATGCGGAAATCGTGAAACAGAATCAGCCAGAAGTCTTTGAACGTAAGAAAGCAGATATTGATTACATCGATGTATTTGGTGCTCTGATTGCTCTTGAGGAACGATATGAAGCATTGCTTGAGCTATTACCTCAAAATCAATTCTCTTACGCTGGCACTCATCCAAAATGGGTAGCTGATGCAGTGGCAGAGAACACTTTGAATAAAGAGGACACGATGCTAGATGTATCTGATTTAATCGGACGATGCAGTACTATCGAAGAATTGAAGAACGAACTGACAGAGTATTTTGATTTAGAAGAATTGTAGGAGTTATCATGAACACACTAGAAAAAGTCAAACAATGGTTTATTGACCGTGACCTTGAAAACGGTGGACGGCTAGACAAGCAGTCGCTAAAACTCAGTGAAGAATTCGGTGAGCTATGCGCAGGTTATCTCAAGAAGAATGAGCAATTGACCAAGGACAGCATTGGAGATTGTGCAGTCGTGATTGTCGGTCTGGCCTTGCTGAGCAAAGTGGATGTGGATAGCATTTTCGAAGAGTCGAAGAATGTTAGAACTAACGATATGATGACGTCATTCGCGTACGCAAATACATGTATTAGCAACATTCAAGCACAGCAACATCTGAAACTTATGACCTTACGTATAAAATCATTGACTCTATTGATTGGTCATCTAAAATCAATCAGCAATGCACTCGGTTATGATTTTGAAGAGTGTTTTGAACTGGCTTACCAAGAAATCAAAGACCGAAAAGGTCGCTGGATTGACGGTACTTTCGTCAAAGAGGAGGATTTGGCAAATGCCTGACGTAGAATGGATTATGAAGAATTGCTATATGATGCGTGACAATGGTATCTGGACAGGAGAGAAGCAGATTTCCTACGCTAGTCCAGATGGGCAGTACACGTATTACATCAACAAGAGAAAAGATGGCACTTATTATTTACATGGAGCAAGTAGATATTATGGCAGGACGTAGATGGACGGAAGACGAGGTTGATTATCTGGAGTGGTACGTCTTGTCCAGGGAAGAGCATGATTTAACACAGGCTTGCAAGTTTTTGGATAGAAGTTACCAAGCAGTTCGGTCAAAATTAGCCAAACTCCAGAAATACAATCCTAACTTGCAATTTCAGCCCAAATGGTCAGACGCAGATGATAGCTATATCCTGAAATACTACCAACGCTTTTCGTACAAGACCTTGGCTCGTATCTTAGGACGTAGTGAGAAAGCCATTCGAGACCGTATCCGAAAATTAGGGAAACGAAAAATTTTAGACTTGACTATATTTCACAAAGATATAGTTTCGCTAGCCAATCAAGGTATAGCTGTAAAAGATATCGCACAAAAATTAGGCCTACATTACAATCAGGTATATTACTACTTGAATAAACATCAGATTCCTTACAAAAAGCGAGAGTTCAGAAATCAAAGTAACAATCTCGCTTGGAGGAATTTGAATGATATGATTTTTATGAGGAGGACTTAACATGACAGACAACATAAACAAACCAAGCCACTACCAAGGTTCAAATGGCCTTGAGGCTATCGATGTTGTGCATAACTTCGTTGGGAGCCTTTCCGGAGCGTCTGCTTTCTTTTGGGGCAACGCAATCAAGTATATGTTACGGTTTCAAAAGAAAAACGGTCTTGAAGACTTGAAGAAAGCCAGAAAGAATCTTGACTGGTTGATTGAGGAATTAGAGAAAAACTAAAAAAGCCCAATCCATAAGGACTAGGCTTCGAAGATGAAGTTGTAGAGTTGGACAACCTGAGCAAAGGCGTAATCATCCAACTCAGTGATTTTAACAGCTTTTCTGATAACAAAATCAAAAGTGTGAAGCTGAAATGGGTTGACAAATCCATCTACATCAGGAGCAATGACTTTACAAGCATTCCTTGTTCTGTAGACGCTTTTGTCCCATGTGTGATAGGACATACAGCAACAAATCCAGTCTGTTTACTGTAATTATCACTAGATACGACAACAGCAGGTCGGCGTTTCCGAATTTCACGTCCAGCAGATGGTTCAAAATCAATCCAAATGATATCTTGCTGTTTGGGTATGTAATTAGTATTCATTATCAAGTAATACAACTCCTTCGAAATCATCTTCCATACGGAGATCCAATTTTCCATCAAATGGATTCGGAATCTTAGGTACTAGCATGATAACATTGTTGCGTCCTTTTTGAATGATAAATTCTTTTCCAATTGGAATTCCTAAGTTTTTCGGAATGGTCACAGTGACAGAGTTCCCAACCTTACGAGTTTTAACAGTATTCATTTGTTTCTCCTTTGTTTCGTATACATACAGTATACACCTAAAAACGGAGCAAGGCAAGAAAAAAGCCAGCATAGCTGACTCCTTTGTGATATACCCGATAAAAATATTATATCATAAAGGAGCGATGTTGTGAGGTTATTAAAAAAAGTTGACGTGCAATTCACCAAGAAAAATGTCTATGACGTTCTAGAGAGTTATCGCTCGTATGTCCGAATGGCAGGCGCTGAGTATTTGCCTAAAATCACAACGACCTACTCATTTGAACCAAAGACATTCACTGGTAAGAACACAGCTACTGAGAATATGGTTATCGAACATGTGGATGCAGAAGCAGAGGTTTTAGAGATTGAGAGAGCAGTCAACTGCATCATGGATCCATACGTTCGGCAGGTTATTGCAAAGAAGTACATGGATATGAAAATCCAATTATCAGACAAGGCTATCTATATGGACTTAGGTTATTCTGAAAGTGAGTTCTACCGCATGCTTAGTAGAGGTGCTTTGGAATTTGCGGAAGCTTATCGAAAAGGTAAGCTGATTGTCTATCGTAAAATTTTGGGAGATATTTGCAAGTAAATTGCTAGGAAATGGCTTAATTTACATGGTAAAATAGTATTGTCAAGTGATAGGTCAATTGACGTCTCCTTTATATTTATTATATTTTTCCAAGGCTTCGGCCTCACATGGCGGTGACAGGTAAGTGGTTTTATCTCCAATGTATTTTCAAACTTTTCGGTTCGATTCCGGGCATCGCCGTTAAAGACTACAAAAAAATAAATCAGAAAATTTATTTCTAATTAACACGCAAGGTAGTAGTCGTCTTGCAGTTGGAACGTAGCTCAGTTGGTGGAGCGATATGACTATAAAGGGTCTGAAACGTAGGCAGGTTCGAGCCCTGTCGTTCCAATTTTTACAGAATTGGCTGTAAAAAGCAAAGTCTAAAGGACTATATAACCCGAGAAACACATATCTTTTGGATGTGTGTTTTTTGGTTTTTGGAGGAGGGAAACAGTGAAGATTGTTGATAAGCCGATTGAATGGCTAAGACCTTACGAAAATAACCCTAGGAACAATGAACAAGCAGTTGAAGCAGTGGCCAATTCTATAAAGGAATTCGGTTTTAAGGTTCCGATTGTCGCAACGATTGACGGAGAAATTGTAAACGGCCATACAAGATTTAAAGCGGCAAAATCTTTAAAGCTAAAAACTGTACCAGTTCTTATTGCAGATGATTTAACAGAAGAACAGATTAAGGCGTTTAGGCTTGCTGATAATAAGACAGGAGAGCTTGCCGAATGGAACGTTGAGTTACTTTATGGCGAATTAGATGAGCTTGACGGTTTTGATATGACGCTTTTTGGGTTCGAAGATATTGACTTTTCTTTAGATGATTTTGAAGAAGATGAAAAAGAGACGGGAGAAGAAGTCGATATCGATTCCGAAGAGAAGCCGAAAGTAGAATATGGAGATATTTTTCAGCTAGGACGACACCGTTTGATGTGTGGCGATAGCACATCTGCTGAAGATATGGCACGGTTAATTGATGGTGCGGTGATAGATTTATATGTTACAGACCCACCATATAACGTGGCCTATCAAGGAGGAACTGATGAAGCTATGACAATCATGAACGATAGCATGGATGATGTTAGTTTCAGACAATTCCTAAGAGATGCATTTGCGGTTGCAAACAACCACTTAAAATCAGGGGGAGCGTTCTATATCTGGCATGCAGATTCGGAAGGTTTGAATTTTAGAGCTGCAGTAAAAGAGACAGGTTGGTTACTGAAGCAGTCCATTATCTGGGTAAAGAATGCTATTGTGTTAGGTCGTCAGGACTATCAATGGAAGCATGAGCCCTGCCTATACGGTTGGAAAGACGGAGCGAGTCACTATTTTGTGGACAATCGCTCACTAGCTACTGTCATTGAAGAAGATGAAGAAAATCTAAAAGAAATGACAAAAAGCGAATTGATTTCTTACATCAAGACCATGCAGGATACATCTCCGACGACTGTCTTTTACGAGGATAAACCTGTTAGAAACGATATCCATCCGACGATGAAGCCTTTGAAGTTGATTGCTAGATGTGTTTTGAACTCCAGTAAAAAAGGCGACAAGATACTAGATAGCTTTAATGGCGGAGGTTCTACATTAATGGTGTGTGAACGTTCTGAAAGAGTTTGCTATGCAATGGAATTAGATCCTGTGTATGTAGAGCGGACGATTAAACGTTGGGAAGAAGAGACTGGACTTACCGCTGAAAAAGTAAGTTAAATTTATTTTTTTGATAAGGAAGTGAGGCGATGGCTAATGAGCAAAATTTGATAAAAAATTCAGAACGAACTCCGAGCGAACGCCGAGAAAATGCAAAAAAAGCAGGAGTGGCTTCTGGTAAAGCTAGAAGAAAAAAAGCAAACTTAAAAAAGGCTTTTGAAACGATTCTGCAAGCAGATGTAGCAAGTCCAAGTGTTAAGAAGCAACTTGAAGATATGGGGTTTGAAACAACTAACGAAATGGCTTTGGCAATGGTTATGATGCAGAAGGCTATGAAAGGTAACGTTAGAGCGTTTGAACAAATTAGCAAGTTAACTACAACAGATGCGAAAGACTCCCTTGATAAGAGAGAGCAAAAAGAACGCATTGAAGCGCTCAAGCTAGGAAACGAGAAGCTTAGAAAACAGATAGGAACATCAGAAGTTGACGTTAAAGACGACGGCTTTATTAAATCTCTAGAAGGGGTGGTTGAAGAAACTTGGCTAGATTAAGAATGCAAACCAACACATTCAAATTTCAACCTTTTAGCAAAAAGCAGAAGAAAGTGCTAACTTGGTGGCTTTGGAACTCTCCAGTTCATGAGTCAGAAGGCATTATCGCTGATGGTGCTATCCGTTCGGGCAAGACTGTCTCTATGAGCCTAGCTTTTGTTATTTGGGCGATGACATCATTCAACCATCAAAACTTTGCGATGTGTGGGAAGACAATTGGATCTTTCAATCGTAACGTCCTGAAGCTATTATTGGTTATGATACAGTCAAGAGGTTTTAGCTACGTCTATCATCGGACGGATAACTTGATAGAAATCACAAAAGGCGACGTGTCGAATGATTTTTATATTTTCGGTGGTAAGGACGAGAGTTCACAGGATCTTATTCAAGGTTTAACGCTGGCAGGTATCTTTTTCGATGAAGTGGCGCTTATGCCTGAGTCCTTTGTTAACCAGGGCACGGGGCGGTGCTCTGTGACAGGTTCCAAGTGGTGGTTTAACTGCAACCCAGACGGGCCTTATCATTGGTTTAAAGTTAACTGGATAGACAAAGCGGAAACAAAGAATATGCTTTATCTGCATTTTGATATGGACGACAACCTTTCTCTTTCAGAGAACATCAAAAAGCGTTACAGAAGTCAATATCAAGGTGTTTTCTATCAGCGCTACATTCAAGGTCTTTGGACGGTGGCAGAAGGTATTGTCTATGATATGTTCAGTAAAGATAAGCATGTTGTATCAACCTTGCCAGAAATGAGTAAGCTGGGCAAATATGTTTCAGTCGACTACGGTACGCAAAATGCGACCGTTTTTCTTTTATGGGAAAAAGACATCATTGGCAAGTATTACTTAACAAGGGAATATTATTACTCAGGTCGTGACGAGAACGTACAAAAAACCAATGCTGAGTACGCTGATGATTTAACTGCTTGGCTAGGCGATACGAACATTGACCGTATTATTATTGACCCGTCTGCTGCTTCATTCATTGCTGAATTGAAGAAGCGAGGATATAAAATCAAAAAAGCTAGAAATAATGTCCTTGAAGGCATTCGTTTTGTTGGGTCTATGCTAGGTCAAGAGAAAATAGCAGTACATGAGAGTTGTGTGAATACGCTGAAAGAGTTCCATGCTTATGTTTGGGACGAGAAAGCTTCAGCAAACGGCGAGGACAAGCCTATCAAACAGTTCGACCACGCAATGGACGCCCTGCGTTATTTCTGCTACACAGTATATTCAAGTCAGGAGGTATGACTGTTTGGAAATAGAAGTAATTAAAAAAATAATCTCGTCGCAGATGGTCAAACATGGAAAGTTTGTCTCACAAGCAGCTGAAGCTGAAAAATATTATCGCAACGAGAATGATATTAAACGAAAGCGTAAGCCTGCCGATAAAAAAGGAGCTGAGAATGAAGCGAAAGCAGAAGATAATGCGTTTCGTAATGCTGACAACCGTATTAGTCACAATTGGCACCAGTTATTGCTTGACCAGAAAAAGGCTTATGCGTTGACCTATCCGCCTACATTCGATGTGGACGATAAAAAGGTAAATGATATGATCGTGGATGTCTTAGGAGACGATTATGAACGTATCAGCAAGCAGCTTTGTGTGAATGCAGGAAATGCTGGCATCGCTTGGCTTCATGTTTGGAAAGATGCTAGTGATAACTCGTTTAGATACGCTTGCGTGGACTCAAAAGAAGTGATACCTATCTACTCAAAGTCTTTGGATAAGAAGTCGATTGGGGTACTGCGAGTTTACTCTAGTATTGATGAAACAGATGGTAAGAATTACACTGTTTACGAATACTGGAACGACAAAGAGTGTTCTTTCTATCGTCATGAAAAAGAAAAGCCGCTGGAAGAATTAGAGACATTCCAAGCAATCTCTTTGATTGATACCATGAATGGAGACCGCTCAAGTGATAATAGCTTCAAGCATGATTTTGGTCTTGTTCCTTTTATTCCGTTTAAAAACAATGAAATCGAAACCAATGACTTGAAACCAATCAAAGACCTAGTTGATGTTTACGACAAGGTCTTTAGTGGATTTGTCAATGATACAGACGATGTTCAAGAGGTTATCTTTGTTCTTACAAACTACGGTGGGCAGGACAAGCAAGAGTTTCTTGAGGATTTGAAACGCTACAAGATGATTAAGATGGACAACGACGGTATGGGAGACCAGTCAGGAGTTACAACTATTGCGATTGACATCCCAACCGAAGCCAGAAATCTGATTTTAGAGCGGACTAAGAAACAAATCTTTATCAGTGGCCAAGGGGTTAACCCTGAAACAGATAAGCTGGGGAACAGTTCTGGAGTTGCTTTGAAGTTTCTTTACTCTCTTTTAGAGTTAAAAGCTGGGAATATGGAAACTCAGTTTAGGAGTGGATACGCCACGCTTGTTAAGATGATCTTGAAACATCTAGGGTTATCCGACAAACTCAAAATCAAGCAAACATGGACACGGAACTCAATCAATAACGATACAGAAATGGCTCAAGTAGTTTCTACTCTCGCAACTATCACATCAAGAGAGAATGTAGCTAAATCAAATCCGATTGTAGAAGATTGGCAGGATGAACTGCGCTTGCAGAAAGCTGAACAAGAGGGACGATCTGAAAAACTCTACGACATGGAAGAGGTAGAGCATGAGTCGGAAGTTGAATAAAGAAGAGAAGATTGCTTTCATCGAATCTCTTGACGACCTCAGCCGAGAAGAGAAAGACAGATTGCTATATGAGTTGGCTCAGATTGACGACCTCGGCGAGATAATAGACTACATCGATAATTTATACCACCGAACACTAAAACGCATTACGGGGCGTTTAGAGGCGTTTGAGAGGGTGTCTAAAAATCGTAGTGACTCATTACCGTTTTATTTGTTATCCCTGACTAAGACTGACCAATTAAAAACCAAGCAAGAGATTGCTGGTTTTGTTAAGAAACACCCTGATTTAACAGAGTGGTCAAGGTCAATAAAGGTCAAAACAAATGCAGATGCCTTGTTTGCTGGCGTTGAGATGGATATCGCTGAAATGACTGGCAAAATCAACAAGCGAATAGAAACACATCTCAAGCAAACCTACCAAGAAACTTACTTAAATCGTGCTTACAACTACCATAAACAGACCAAAAAAGAGCCGAATTTCAAGCCTGAGCGCCTAGAAGAAGAGTATCTTCAAACGGCAATCAAGGAAAACTTCAAAGGCAAGCGGTTCTCTGAGCGTGTTTGGGGTAGCAATATGGACGAATTGGTTAGTAGAGTAGAATCGCTTGTAACCAACGACTTAAACCGAGGCTATCCGATAGACCAGTCCAGTAAACTTCTAGCAATTGAGTTCGACCGTGCTCGTAATCGTGCAGTGACCGTTTTACAGACGGAAACAAACGGTATTCAGGCTCAGGCAACGCTGGATGAATATCAGGACGACAATATCAAGAAGTACAGGTATCTAGCGACCTTAGAGGTTCACACATGCCCTATTTGTGGTGAGTTGGACGGAAAGGTATTTCCTGTTAAGGATGCAGAGAAAGGCGTAAATTACCCGACCATGCACCCTCACTGTCGATGTACAACGGTTCCTGCCTTAGAAAAAGGTGGGAAACGCTATGCAAGAGACATTGAAACAGGGAAAGGCTATGAGGTAGAAAGCAGTCAGACTTTCAAGGATTGGCGAAAGCAGCAGCTTGATAAGTATGGCCAGACTGCTATCAAAGACAAGCTGCAAGCTGAACGATTGGAAAAGGACAGAGTCCGCAGAACCAAGGAGCAGTTCATAGCTTATAGGCAGGTTTTAGGCTCTCAAAATATGCCCAAAACATTTGCAGGCTTCTATGATTTGAAGTATAATAACGTTGAGGGATACAAGGAACTAAAAGACCGCATCAAATGGACAAAGTCCAAGTTTCCTACTGAGAAATCTTTTGATGGGCATTATAAAAAACATAGAGTCGAGTTCGGAGATATCACAAAAGAGGATTATCTTCATATCGGACAGAATTTGTTGTCTAAGACGATAAACGAGAATATACTCGGTTACGATACAGAAATGCGTAGAGTGCGATATGATGTAGAAAATAATGTATATGTTTTAGGCGATAATCGTAGTAAACGTATTACAACAATATTGAAACCGAAAAAAGGAGTTGATTATTATGAGCAAGACTGGGAAAGAGAATTTAATGATCATTGATGGTCGCGAATATGTCCATTGTCCAGTATGTGGGACTGTTACAGCAGTGTATGATATCTGTGACGTCTGTCAGTGGCAAAATACAGGAGAAACTAATATAGATGGCGGCCCTAATGAAATGACACTTGCGGAGGCTAAAGAAGCTTACGCAAAAGGTTTACCGATTAGATAAATAAGCACCTAGAGGGATCTAAGTGCTTTTTTCGTACTCAGAAAGGATTGAAAATGGATACAGTGAGAATTGGGATACCTAACGTAGAATTTTTAGGATCAAGCGAAAATGACTCAGCGACAGTGAAATTAGAGTTAAATATCCATGGGACGGATACGTTAAGTGTGATTGAGTTACTACCTAAAATATTAAAAGACATTTCTTCATTATCGTATGAAGTTGATTGATTGTAACATTAAAAGGAGTAAAGACATGTTTATATGGGATTGGGTATCAATTTTATTTGGTTGGATTATATTTTTTGCATTAATTTCGTTCGTAATAATTAAATTATTTGAAGTCATTTCAACTCTAAAAGTCGGAATTGAATGCAGAAAGAAACTGAAACAATTGAAAAATAAATAACCTAACCGCATCGAAATCGAGGCGGTTTTCTTATGCTCTAACCGTATGGAATCCCGTACGGTTAAACTTATATGTTGGAGGTATTACCTTGAGGATGTATACAAAAATAGCACTAACAATTGCTGTAACCGTCATTACAACAAAGCTAGTGCTACACATAGAAGAACAGCGAAAAATCAGAGACTTACATAATTCAATTAATGAACTAGTCGATAGTAAGAACTTCTGACAATACGCTATATATTAGACGTTTGGAAACTTCAATTGGATAATCTAGTTGGAGATAAGAAAATTCATCGGATTTTGACTTATCAGGATTATCAATATAATTTTCTTTTATTTCTTTAGCCATTTGAGCGAAAATTTCTTGGCTTTTCTTAGAAATTAAAGTTTCCAATTCAGATTTTTTCATAATCTCACCTCCTTTTGTCTATTATACAACTAGGAAAGATTATAAACAATCGCCCTGAACATGGCGTTAAAAGGTTCACCTATTGGACAAGTCCGTAGTCCTAACAAAAGCGGAGCGACTGGTGATGGAGAACACCTAAAAAGCCTAGCGTAGAGGAAAGGATTTTCAAAATGAAAAAAGAACAACTGGCAAATATCGGCTTAACTGAAGACCAAATTTCTCAAGTCTTCGCTTTGTATGGTGCTTCTGTCCAAAAATTTAAGGATGATGTAGCAAGTAAAGAAAGCGAATTGGAGAGCGTGCGTGGACAGCTGACACAACGTGACAAAGACTTGAATGATTTGAAGAAAAAAGGCGCAGATGTTGAAGATATTCAGCAAAAGCTAGAAGACTTACAAGCTAAGTACAAACAAGATACAGAAGCGCTTGAGATGAAACTAGCAGATGAGAACAAATCTCGCTTAATCGATGCTGAATTGACAAAAGCTGGCGTTCGAGACGCAGAAATTTTTGAGAAAATCTTAAACAAAGACGAAATCTCTGTAAAAGATGGCAAATTGATTGGCTTGACTGAGCAAATCGAGGCTCAGCGTGCTAAGAGTCCATATCTCTTTAACGGGGAGAAACAAGCCCAATATACGCCAAATCAAGGCGATGGGCAAGGTGCTAATTTAGGGAATTGGGAAACTGCTATGAGCAATCCTAACTTTAACCTAACTCAATTTTTAGAACAACAAGGAGAAAATAACTAATGGCTAATGAACTTACAAAAATTCTAGACACGATTACACCTCAACAGTACAATGCCTACATGCAACAGTACACTGCTGCTAAATCTGCTTTCGTTCAAAGTGGTATTGCAGTATCAGATGAGCGTGTCTCTAAAAACATTACATCTGGTGGTCTTTTGGTCAACATGCCTTTCTGGAATGACCTTACTGGTGATTCTGAGGTTCTTGGAAATGGCGACAAAGCCCTAGAAACTGGAAAAATTACTGCTGGAGCAGACATTGCCTGCGTTCTTTATCGTGGACGTGGTTGGGCTGCTAACGAATTGACCGGTGTAGTAGCTGGTTCTGACCCAGTACGTGCAATCTTGAATCGTATCGGCGCTTATTGGTTGCGCGAAGACCAAAAAGCCTTGATTGCTACCTTGAATGGTATCTTTGCGACTGGTACTGCGGGCGAGAAAGGTGCGCTTGAAGAAACTCACGTATCAGACCAATCAAAAGCGTCTACTGGTATCGATGCAGGTATGGTACTTGACGCCAAACAATTGCTTGGAGATTCTGCTGATCAAGTTACTGCTATTGCTATGCACTCAGCGGTTTACACTAAACTACAAAAAGACAACTTGATTCAATACATCCAGCCAACAACTGCGACCATCAACATCCCAACCTACCTTGGTTACCGTGTCATTATCGATGATGGTATTGCACCAACAGGAGATATCTATACTTCATATCTTTTCCGCACAGGTTCAATCGGTCTCAATACAGGAAATCCATCAGGATTGACTACATTCGAAACTTCTCGTGAAGCTGCTAAAGGTAACGACATGATTTACACTCGTCGTGCCCTTGTGATGCACCCTTACGGCGTGAAATGGACTGGCGCAGAAGTGGATGCTGGAAACATCACTCCGTCAAACGCTGACTTGGCTAAATTCAAGAACTGGAAACGTGTTTACGAGCCTAAGAACATCGGTATTATCGCTTTGAAACACAAAATTGGCAAATAGATTGGGTAACAGAATATGATTCAAGAATTGAAACAAGACAACACAATGTACTTGATCTCATGCGTTCGGAAAATGCGTCAGGATAATTATTTCAAAGATATGGAAGTTCTTCACTACGCTTTGACCCAAGCAGAAAACGAGATTTTGAATTATATTCACCAAGACAGTGTGCCTGGACGTTTAGAGAACGTATGGATAGACATGACCAACGACTTACTGGACAAGGTCAAGGAGCAAAGCGTTCTTGCTGAAAAAGCTGGCGCAGATGACTTTTCGGTCAAGAGTATTAAAATGGGTGATACGACAATCGAAAAGGTTAGTCCTTATGAAATGATTCAACGAATGAAACAAGTGCCGTCATCACTTGAGCGCTACAAGCGTCAGTTGAATCGTTTTAGGAAGCTACTATGACCGAATATGCTAAGACAGTCTTTGGATTGCTTGTATGCCTGTAAAATGACGGTTAAAGGCTATACAGAGCAAGAGATAGACGGTTTGACCAGTATGTTAGAAAGCGTGCTATTAGAGGACATTCCTTGCAGGATTTCGCAAATGAGCAATAGTTCAACGAACGGGAGCGACTATCAAGCTAACGGCTATGATATGAAACTCTTTTGCTCTGTTGCCTATGACATTCCTGCAGGTTGCAAGATTGAGGTGACTGATAGAAATGGGCACGTTAAAGTGTTTACACGTTCTAATGTGCCTATTGGTCAGTACTGGTCACATCAAGAAATTGCTATAAAGCTAGAGGGCAAATCATGAGTGGCGGTTTTGATTATCGTAGTTTCGCTAAGTTTGCTAACAACTTCAACAGGAATGCGAATCATGCGAAAGTAGACCGATTTATGAGACAGACCTTGAATTACGAAGGTACAGAACTAAAATCCAAAGTAAAAGAGAGAACACCTGTCGGTGTTTATACGGATCATTGGGTGGAGTTCACTACCAAAGATGGCAAACACGTCAAATTTTGGGCAAGTGCTCATGGAAAACAAGGCGGAACTTTGCAAAAAGGCTGGTCTAAAAGCCGTATTGAAGTATCTGGACGGACTTATAAGCAGAAAGTTTATAACAAGGTCTACTATGCCCCACACGTTGAGTACGGGCATAAGACGGTCAATGGTGGCTTTGTTCCAGGGCAGTTTTTCCTTCATAAAACGGTTGAAGATACTAAAAGCGATATGGAAAAGCGTGTCCGTGATAAGTATGATGGCTTTATGAGAAAGGTAGTGTTAGGAAATGGCAAATAAAGGCTTTCGGTTAGTCGAGGAGTTGGTTAGTCACATCAAGGGGTTATATCCTGACATCAGGATTTATCTGGATGAAGTAGAGCAAGGTTTTAAAGAGCCTTGTTTTTTTATCCATGTGGTTGATACCAAGTACACTCCAGAGGCTAACAAGTATGTAAAAGTACGTTCTAAAGTGGATTTGTCTTATTTTCCTCCTAAGAAAAAGCGTAGCGAGTGTTTAGCAATGCAGGAAGAGTTGAGTTATAAACTCTTGCACTTACCGACGATTCATTTATTTGACCGTCAGTATGAAGTGGTTGACAACGTTCTGCATTGTATTTTTAACGCAAGTACACGCTTGAAGTTAGAAGAGGAAGATATCAAACAACGTGAATTGAAAGTGAAAGAAGAGGTAAAAGATGGATAATGTAGACGGAATTGTGTTCCCTACTGCGGACATTTTGGAAAGTAGCGCTTTTACCAACGGAGAAAAAGACATTTTGGGGGCTATTTTAGATCCAGAAGAGTCTTATAGCTTGGAAGAAGCAAGAGCAAAACTAGAATACGAACTAGGAAGGAAGATTAAGTAATGGCAGGTGGAATTTGGAAACGCCAAAATAAAGTAAGACCAGGTGCTTACATCAACGTCAAATCAAAAGACATCGCAATGACTCGCCTTGGCGGTGACGGTGTCGTAACAGTACCGTTGGCACTCAGTTTCGGTCAATCAAAGAAATTGATGAAAATTCGACGTGGTGAAGACCTATTTAAGAAGCTAGGTTATGAGCAAGAAAGCCCACAGCTTTTGTTGCTGAACGAGGCATTCAAACGTGTGAGTGAAGTCTTGCTTTATCGTCTGAATACAGGCGAAAAGGCAAACGTAAGCCTTTCGGACAATGTAACGGCTCAAGCTAAATATAGCGGTGTTCGTGGGAATGACATCACAGTAACGGTCAAAACAAACGTAGACGACCCAAGTTCATTTGATGTTGTCACATTCCTTGATACTGTTGTTATGGACTTGCAAACCGTAAAAGTCTTGGCTGACTTGAAAAACAATGCTCTAGTTGAATTTTCAGGAACTGGCGAATTACAACCGGTGGCTGGTGCTAAATTGACTGGTGGTACTGATGGTGCAATCTCAACTCAAGACTACTTAGAATACTTCAAGGCGCTTGAAACAGTCGAATTTAACTATATGGCTCTGCCGGTAGAAGACGCTTCTATCAAGAAGGCAGCAATCAACTTCATAAAACGGATGCGTGAAGACGAAGGACTTGGCGCTCAATTGGTTGTTGCGGACTCAGACGCAGACAGTGAAGCGGTAATCAACGTTAAAAACGGGGTCATCTTGTCTGATAAGACAGTTATTGATAAGACTAAAGCGACTGTATGGGTTGCAGCAGCCAGCGCAAATGCTGGCGTTGAGAAATCATTGACTTATGAGAAGTACGAAGACTCTGTTGATGTTGTGGGTCGTTTGAGCCATACAGAGACAGAAGATGCGCTTTTGAAAGGGCAATTCGTCTTTACTGCTCGTCGTGGCCGTGCGGTAGTTGAACAAGATATCAACTCACACGTTAGCTTCACGATTGAAAAGAACCAAGACTTCCGTAAAAACCGTATCTTGCGCACCTTGGACGATATCGTGAACGATACTCGTTATGCTTTCTCTGAGTATTTCCTTGGTAAAGTAAGCAACAACGAAGATGGACGCCAAGCGTTCAAAGCGAACCGTATTCGCTACTTCAAAGACCTTGAGGCTCGTGGTGCTATCGAAGATTTCAAAGTTGAAGACATCGAGGTTCTACGTGGTGAGTTGAAAGAGTCTGTAGTGGTTAACGTTAAAGTGAAACCAGTAGACAGTATGGAAAAACTGTACATGACAGTTACAGTAGAGTAGGAAAGGAGATAGTATGGCTTTTTTAAAAGGTCGTGACGTAATCAGCGGTCAGGAAGGTACCGCTTTTATTCACATCGACGGGAAAAATGAGTTCATGTTCTATATCAAGGAACTTGAAGCGACAGTTAAGAAAAATAAAGAAGAAGTCCGCACCCTTAACAAACGTGGTACGCAAGTGAAGGCGACTGGTTTCAAGGGTGAAGGTAAGATGACCATCTACGGTGTCACTTCAACATTCAAGGAAATGATGTTGGACTACATGAAGAATGGTCGTGATACATTCTTTGATATCCAAGTGACCAACGACGATGCGACAAGTTCAATCGGTCGCCAAACAACTATCTTGCGTGAATGTAACCTTGATGAAGTTGTGATGGGTCAATTAAAAGTTGAGGAAGATTTCTTGGAAGAAGAAGTCAACTTTACTTTTGAAGATGTGGATATCTTAGAAAAATTTAATGCGCCTAAATTGGGTTAGAAAGAGGACAGATAAATGGCAATTTCAGACTTTTTACTAGAAAACGTTCAGCAGGAAGAAACAAAAGAGGTACACCTTAAGCGTTTCAAATCTCCTTTTGTCATTCGAAGTATTGACGAAAGTCTAAACGATACATTGAAGAAACGTGCGACAATCAAGAAGAAAAATCGTCAAGGTGTGGCTATCCCTGAGTTCAACAACGATAAGTACATTGACTCTTTGATGTCTGCCTGCGTTGTTACACCAGACTTGAAAGACGCTCAACTACAAGAGTCTTATCGTACTGTTGGGGATGAAGCAGCAACCTTAAAAGCTATGTTGAAGATTGGGGAATATGCTACCCTAATGCAAGAAATCCAGTCGCTTAACGGATTTGATGAAGATATCAATGATCTTGTTGAAGAAAGCAAAAAACGACTAGAGGACGGGGACGCAGAGTTGAGTTATGCTTACTACTGTTTGCATCAATTCAACTGGACTCCGTCCTTTTTGGATAGCTTATCAAAACGTGAAAAAGCCTTGATTTTTGCCTTTATCGATATCCGAGTAGAGGCAGAAGAAAAGGAACACAAAGAAATGGAAAGAAAAAGCAAAGGAAGGAGGAGACGGTAGAAGATGACTACATTAATGCAAACACTGGCGCTTAGAGATAATTTCTCAAGCCCTTTAAACCGAATTAACAGTACGATTAACAGGACTATTGCTAAGTTCGGCGAGTTGGATAGACGTGTCAAGAAGATGACGCAAACTGCAACGATTAAAGTCAAAGCAGATATGCCTAAGAATTTAACTGCGCCTAAAGCTTCTAGTCCTGTAGCTCCTAAAATGGCGACACCTATCGCTCCTAAACTTCCTTCGACTGGGCCTCTTGTTGGTGGTTTAGGTGTTGCTACATCCATGCTTGGTCGAATGACTTCTATTTCTCGTGCTTTGAATTTCATGATTGCTATTCAAGCCTTGAGGCAAATGGCTAATTTAATGAGTGGTCTGATTAAGTCAGGCGATGATTATATTCAGACCATGGCAAGGCTTAAGATGATAGAAGACGGATCTAAGACAGGCCAAGAACTACAAGATAGTATCATGGCAGCAGCACAACGCTCAAGGACTGGTTTCGGTATCATGGCAGACTCGGTGGCTAAGCTACGCGCACAAGCTGGAGAAGCCTTTAAAAGTAACGATGAAGCTATTGCATTCGCTGAACAGTTGAATAAGCTGTATAAAATCGGTGGTGCAAACTTAGAGCAACAAAAAGCAGGGACGCTTCAAATCACACAGGCGCTTGCTTCAGGGGTTCTTCGTGGCGATGAGTTTAACTCTATGATGGAGAATGCTCCGCTTGTTGCCCAAAAACTAGCTAGACATCTTGGTGTCAGCGTTGGTCAATTGAGGGCAATGGCTAAAGATGGTCAATTAACTGGAGATACTCTTAAGAACGCTTTGCTTGGTTCAGCAGTTGAAACAAACGCTGAATTTGCGAAAATGCCGATGACCTTTGCTGATATGATGACTCAGGTTGGTAATGTAGCTTCATACGCATTTCAGCCTTTAATTCAAGCGTGGCAAGAGTTCATTAACAGTACCGCTGGACAAAACTTCATGGCAGGTTTAGAGACCGCTATGTTTGCGATTGGCCAGATAGCTCTGTGGCTCTTTAATCTCTTTGTTGCAGGTTGGAATTGGGTGACTGAGAACATCAATATAGTCATGACTGCATTAATACTTCTTGCAGCAGTTGCTCTTATAGCAGGTGTAGCAATGTTTGTAGCAGGTTTGATGGCAGGAGCTCCTTGGGCTTGGCTGATGCTGATACTGATAGGTGTAATTGGAATCGCGCTATTAATCGGTACAGCTCTAAACGCTATGGGGATTTCATTCTTAGACGTTGCAGCTGCTATTGTTGCAGCCTTTGTCTTTGTCGGAACGATTGTTTATGACATTATTATGTTCGTTATTAATCTTGTCATGTATATGATTGCACCGATTGTGAATCTCTTCATAGGTATTTACAACATTGGTGTAGCAATTGCAGAGTTTTTGAGAAATGTCTTTAAGCATCCGATATATTCCATCAGAAAGTTATTTTATAATCTTATTCGAACTGTATTAGATTATTTTGCTTCGTTTGTTGATGGGGTAGTCAATGTAGCGCAATCTATCGGTAATGCCTTTATAGCCGGTGCAAACATGGCTATTAAAGCTATCAACTGGATCATTGACGCTTTAAATAAAATACCAGGAGTGAATCTAGGAAAAGTTGGCGAAATGGGCTACATGTCTAATGACGGTAGTTTTGCCAATGGTATTCGTGCGATGGGAGAGATGTTTAATCCAGGAGAGGCTCCTGATGATTATGAATCTTTTGATGGCATGCGTGCTAACATGATGACTCCAGGCGGTTTGTGGGATGGAATGAAAAATCCTTTCTCAACTGCTGGCAATGCTTTTAGTGGTACTAAAGCTTTTGGTCAAGGCGTTGGTGATGCTATGCAAGGCTTCGCTGATAAGATGAAAGGTCAAGATGAACTTGCTTCTAAATTTGACCAAATGAACCAAACGCCTGCAGGGGATGGTGCTCCTTCTGGTGGTGCTGGTGGTCTTGGCGACAAGCTAGGAAAAGGCAAGAACATTGGTAACGTCGGTAAGATTGAAGATGAAGTCAAGCTGAAAGACGAAGATATCAAGATGATGCGTGATGTTGCAGAACGTCAGTACATCATCGATTACCAAGTTTTAACACCTCAAGTTAGTGTCAATTACGAGTCTAAAAACAGTGCTACTGAGCAAGATATCAATGATTTAGTTGGTAAGATTGAAGATAAGATTGTCGGTCTGGTCAATAGCGACCTGGGAATTGCGTAGGAGGTAGAAAGAAATGGCGATTGGTATTTTCGTAGAGTACAAAGGTCAAGTCACACAACTTCCTGTCAATCCAGAAGAACTGAAAACAAAGAATAGCGCCAATAACGAGTCAGCAACGAGTATTGCGCTAGGAGAAATAACCCAGATGAGTTTTCCTAAACTCTCTGAGGTTACTTTCACTTCATTCTTCCCTAGAGACACTTTTCGCTCTTATGTTCTGAATAAATCAGGAACGCCTGAAACCTATGTCCGACTCCTAAAAAAAATCATGGACGGGAAAGAGCCTTGTCGCTTGATTATCTCTGGTGTGGGTATCAATATGCTTGCGACAGTTGAGAGTTTTGAGCAACAAAGAAAAGCTGGTATTCATGAGGATGTTTACTACGACATCACTTTCAAAGAGTACAAGATGGCCAAGGCTCGGTTTGTGAAAATCGAAAATAAGGTATCAGAAGAGAAGAAAGCTAGTCAACCTCAGAAAGAGCAAGCCCCTTCGACTAAGAAAGAAGTGACTATCGGTGCAAAGGTGCTTGTTAATGGGCAACTTCATAGAGATAGTTACGGAGAAGGGCCTGGTCAAACTGAGTCAAACGCAACTAGACTTGTCAATTATATCAATATGAAAGGGTCGCATCCTTACCACGTTACTATGCTGGATGGCGGTTGGCGTGGTTGGGTTACTGCTGATTCGGTGCAAGTCCTATGATGGAATTTTTGATTCAAGATGTGAATGACGGTAAAGTCTTTGATATTACTGAGTTGGTCGGAGGTGTCAAATGGGAAACCAGTATTGATTTTCAGCCAGGAAAACTTGAGTTTGATATGATCATAGACTCGCAGGTTGCTTGTAACTTTGGGGATGTAATTCGCTTCAAGGTGGATGATAAGGGCATTTTTTACGGAAAAGTTTTCAAGAAAAAGCGGAAATCAGCCAAGAAATGGTCGGTTACTGCTTATGACAGAATGAGGTATCTGAAAAACACTGACACAATCGTATTTGAAGCCTCTAAAAGTCATGAAATCTTCAGTAAGATTTGCGAAATATCAGAACTTGAGTACAAGGTTGTTGATGAAGGAAACTGGACGTGTCCGGAGAAAATCGAAGATAAGAAAACTTATTTTGCGATGATCCAGAATGCTTTGGACTTAACTTTGATTCATGGTGGCATGTGGTACATCATCAGGGATAACTTTGGTACAGTCGAGCATATAGCCTTAAATTCGCTGATTACTGACTTAGTGATTGGGGATGATAGCGTAGCTACAGACTTTGACTATGAAGGCTCTATCGATGATAGTTTCAACTATGTGAAGCTGACTAAAGACAACAAAGAAAGTAAAAAGCGTGAAGTTTACGTTGTGAAAGACTCTAAAAATGTGGCTCTTTGGGGCAAGTTGCAGTACCACGAAAAAGTGGATGAAAAGATGAATGAGAGTCAGATTCAACAGAAGGCTGAACTCTTATTGAAAGCTAAGAATCATCCTAAAAAGACTTTTAAAGTTCCTTGTCTAGGACATCTTGGAATTAGCGCAGGCAACAGTGTTGTACTGGATTTTGCTGATTTAGAGTCTGAAGGGATTAAGAAGAACAGTCTTGGCATCATCTCTAAATGTACTCACAAGTGGGACAGGGTGCATACAATGGATTTAGAATTGAGGACGCTGGAATAATGGCAGGAGAATTATTAGCACGCCTTTTGGCGCAAGGAGTAGATGATGGGACAGACAGAACAGATATTGTTTTTGGCTCTGTCACATCTGTTTCTCCTTTAACAATCAAGGTTAATAATAAACTTGAAATCCCTGAGTCCTTTTTAGTTCTAAGTCCGATGGTTAAAGAACTACGCACTGGAGATACTGAAGGGGACAACAAGAGATGGATTGTTTTTCGTGATCTTGAAGCAGGAGACAAAGTCTTAATGATTAAAGCCCAGAACGGGCAATTATACTACGTTTTACAAAGGATGGAGTGAAGATGGTAGATATACGAAACATTGAAGAAGTTGTTTTGCCATCCTACACTTATCAAGTTAAAAATGGCAGAATACACGGATATATAGATGGATTAGAGGCCATGAAGCAAGCAGTTGAAAAGATTTTGCTTACAGAACGGTTTGAGTGGGTCATCTACTCTTCAAACTACGGAGTAGAATTAGAGCGCTTGATAGGAAAGCCTTATGATTTTGTAAAAGCTGACCTTGAGAGGACAATTTCTCAAGCCTTGTTAGTTGATACAAGAATTAAAAGTGTCCAAAATTTCTTCATCGAGCAACAAACCAAGGACAGCTTACTTTGTGTCTTTGAAGTCCATACCATATCTGGTTTATTTAAAGTTGAAAAGGAGGTGACGCTGATTAATGATAGGTGATTTCTTAGAAAAATACACGTTTGATTATCTGATGAATGACGCTCTTTCTCGTGTCAATGAAAATATTGATACACGGGAAGGTTCTATCATCTATGACGCATTGGCGCCTGCTTGTTACGAGTTAGCTGGTTTTTATTTGCAGTTAAAAAATCTCCTGCTAGATACATTTCCACAGACTGCTATTGGCCAATACCTAGACTACAAAGTGGAAGAGTTCGGTCTACATCGTTATCCGTCAAAAAAAGCGGTACGCTTTGCGGAGTTTAAAAACGAGAGAAAAGAAGGCGTACAAATCGCTTTAGGTTCTCGTTTTGCGACAATTGACGATGTTGCACTCATCTACAAGGTAGTTCGAGCGACAGATGTAGCTGGTAAGTATGAAGTAGAGTGTGAGACAACTGGTGTTGTCGGAAATCGCTACTATGGTAATATCTTACCCTTAGAGAACTACAGAAACCTAGCTACTGCAGTCTTAGGGGAAATCGTTACATCTGGGCAAGATGAAGAAACTGACGATGAATTGCGGAAGCGTTTCTTGATTTACGTCAATGAGAAGCCATTTGGTGGTAACTTCATTGAGTACGTTCAGCGCGTTCGTGAAATTGATGGTGTTGGTGCTGTTCAGGTTTATCCAGTGTGGAATGGCTCAGGAACGGTTAAAGTGGTTGTTTTAGACAACGACTTAAACTTGGCATCTACCGAGACAATCAAGAAGGTGCAAAATGTTCTGGATCCACTAGAATATACTGGAAAAGGAGTTGGACTTGCTCCTATCAATCATCGTGTGACGGTTACGACTGCGACACGCTTCCCGATTGATATTGAGTTTAAACTTGAGTTGATGACAGGATATCAGCTAAATCAAGTAAAAGAACTGGTAGACAAGGCTCTAGACCAGTATTTCTTGGACTTGAGAAAGAACTGGGCGCCCTACTCAGATGTCAACACCTACAGCATGAAAATCTATCGCTCGCAGTTAATGGCCAAGTTACTGACCATTACAGGTATCGCAAACGTTGATAAGATGAAATTGAATAACCGTGAAGCTGATTTGTCGCTTGTTTTCACAGGACAATTACAACAATTGCCGTATAAAGGAACAGTGAGGACGGTTTAATGGTAAAAGAAGTAAACTTATCTGAATACGTTCCAGATTACTACGAGGGCGTCAAGGATATGAAAGAACTGGTTCGGGTTGAAAATGCTCTATTTAAAGACGGGACTATCTCGTTAGAGCAGTTCATCAAGAATCAGTTCATTATGCTCTGTGACGTTCCTACCTTAACGAAATTTGAAGAAGTCTACGGTATTGTTGCTCATGCCGACGATACGTTGGAGTGGAGAAGAGAGCGTGTTTTACTGCGGATCAATATGAGACCACCATTTTCTTGGTGGTTTTTAATTCGGAAATTAGACGACCTTTTCGGAAAAGGAAAGTACAAGGCTTCAGTAGATTTCGCTAATCAGGTTTTACTGATTGAGTCTGGAGCAGAAACGAGTGGACTTTTTAGAGAGTCAGTTATCTTTGTCAATGCAATCAAGCCAGCAAATATGGGATATACACATATCCCGACAGTAACAGAAAGAGTTAAGCTGAAAGAACGGTTGTTCAAGACTTCGGTAGATTTCGCTAGAGCAGGTTATGCAGTTGTAGGAATGACACCTTTTGAATATGAAGGGCCACAAGAGGAGATTTTATTCAATGATTAAAGAAACGTTACTAAATACAGTTACAGAAACCGTACTAGCTAAAATCAACAAAGCAAGATTGAATGACAATCAGATTGTGACGATACAGAAGCAACGAGAGCAACATTTTGTCCTGATTGATTTCTTGGTACCAGACTCAATCAGAGAAATTAACAAGATTGAGTTGTTGGACGCTTCAAATGAGCCACAGTCTGTCATTGATGTATACGTTCCGATTGAAACAACGACTCGATTCAAATATAGACTGGAGGTGCTAACAGATGGCTAAAATCTGGAGGTCAAGAGATATTATCGGCGCTGAGGATGCGCAACGATGGGAAAACAAAGCCGACTTAAGTCACAGGCACAAGGTTGCAGACATCGACGGTCTGCCTGAAAAGATTGACGAGTTCACTAAAAGTAAGGCTGAAAAAGTTGACCTATCTGCTCACATCAACAACCACAACAACCCACACAATGTGACCAAGGCGCAGGTAGGCTTGGGGAATGTGGACAACGTAAGGCAAGCCAGTTATACAGATCATGAAGCTACTAAAAGAGAAGTCGCCGAGCAAGAACAACGATTGTCATTGCTAGAAGAAATGGTACTACAGAATGCGTTCTATATACCAATCAAGGCTGAAGACAATGACGATGTATTGTTAGGTGACGAAAACAATAATCTAGTCGTAGCGGATTGGAAATACCAAATAGTAGAAAGGGAGGAATAGATGAATGGTAATTATGAGTAACCAAGTTAGAAAAGCTACTGATTTGCCAACGTTATCCAACGTCTCAGACGAAGATGTGGTGCTAGTCCATAGTGGAGCAGGATTAAAGAAAGTACCTGTATCCACTTTGAAACGAACATTTACAACACCACAATCGGCTATATCAGTTGCTACATCAAGCTCAAACGGTATCGTCAGACCGGATAATCAGACGACAGAGGTGTCAAATGGTGTGTTGAAGGCAAAGACTGCAACTAGTGGACAGGCTGGTGTGGTGCGACCTGATAATTCGACGATTACAATCGATAGCTCGGGTGTTTTGCGAGTAAACAGGTCAGCGCTTGGGATTCCAAGTACACCGTCCGAAGTAGTCGCTAATAAGCTGATTAACCAAAACGGGAATCAGCATATGAAATATTGGTATGGGTCTAAAAATCAATACGATGCACTCTCAACCAAAGACCCCAACACAATCTATGATGTGTATGAGTAGGTGATGTTATGGCTACAAGAGAAGGAATTTATGTCGGAGGACATGAAATTGTTCAAAGATACGTTGGCAATAGGTTGGTTTGGGAGAAAAATAAACTTATATTGATTGGAACGCTTCCATATAATTTTACGTCATTAGATACTAATAGCGTTGAGTATCGTCTAGATACTTTGAATGAATCCTATGAGATAGAAAAATATGCGAAATACCGTTCATCTATTGTAGTAGAAAGAATGGGGCATAGATTTAAGAATGTTTCTGTTAGTGCAGAAAGCAAAAAAAGAATTTTACCTAGGTTTGACAATACATCTGTAAATATAAGGCAATATGAAGAAACGGAAGGTCGAATTATAATTCATTTCGTAAATTCTAGCGATAAATATAATTTTCTTTCTAAGTCGGGTTCGACATCATTTTATAAAAATAAGAGGTAATTAAACATGGAATTTGTATTAGTAAATAAATTTTTTAGAGTTGGCAAGACGGAAGTCTCTATTCAATGTGACAAGCCGTTTACTTTTTTCACTCGTGAACTCGACGGTGACCATTTGGGTGATACGGATGAAATGCTCATTGAAGCAGTCAAAGAGATTCTACGCACCGAACTTGACCCAACGAGCGCCATCGTGCAAGCGCAGGCTAAGTTACAAGAAACTCAGGCTAAACTTCAAGAAGCAGAACAGAAACTGGCTGAGACAGATGCTAAACAGACAGCTACAGACCAAGCTGTTAAGCACAATCAGGAAGAGACAGACCGCTATGGTAAAATCATCCATGCGGTCGTTTTAAATGCTGTAGCAGGCAAGACAATCGCTTACGGAACAAACTACAAGGAGTTGGTAGAGTTGATTCCACTTGCTGAAGTTGGTAAACGCTACATGGCACATGACTTGATTACCCTTGAAGACCCAACACACGTTGAAGTGGACGGAGAAGGCAAACGTATCTTGATTCAGCTTAACCGTGAATTCACGTATAACGGTGAACCTGTCAGCGACTTTGTTCGTAACGGTCGTCTTGAAATGGACGGAACAGGCGCAGCATGGAAGTATGAGCCTCAAGAAACGACTGTTGCACCAGCAGCTGCAGTTCCTACAACAGCTACCGTGACTCCTGCAGTTTCAGAACCTTCTGCTACAACAGTTGCACCTAACCAATAATGGAGGTGACTATGGTAGAATTTGAACACCTCGTCATTCGTTTCGTAATCTCTATGATTCCTGTTATTATCTTGTATTTCTCGATGAAAGATAGAGCTACAAAGCAGGAGAATCGCATTACCGCGATAGAAAAAGACATTGAGAACCTACGTGAATTTAAAGAATCAGCAAATAGCCGACTAGATAATCATGATGAACAGAACAAGGCTATCTTGGTACTTGCAGAACAGGTTAAATCTTTAGGTGAAGATGTGAGAGAGTTGAAAACGCTGATTCAAAACAAAACTTAAGAAAGGGGCGCAGAATGGTCTGTAATCTTAATACAACCAATCTCGCACAGGTCGATGGCGGTTACCTCATTAAACAGGGTGATGTGGCTTCCACCTTTGGATTTGTCCTCTTAGACGAAGATTATCGAGCCGTCCCCTCTCTGGAGGGGGAGGTGGCGGTCGTTAGTCTGACCATGGGCAAGTACCAGTGGAAGAAGAGGGTAACTGTCACAAACTCAGGCGTGAATTTTAATCTGGACGCTATCTTGCCAATTGGGAAATACCGCTTAGAGATTAGTGCTGGTGGGTATATTTTCCCAAGTGACAAAGAAACCCATATCAAGATAGTGGCTTCAGATAAAGAATTGGTCACAGAAGAAGTCCATGCTTTAAAAGAGCTGGATATTGCAAAAGAAGTCGAAAAACAGCTTGCAGGTAGAACTGTAGGCGAGGGTGGAGCAAGTCAAGAAATCCCAGATTTGCTCACGTATTATAATCTTGGAAAGGTGTAAAAAATTATGGATACAAGTAAATGGATTGCATTCGCTCAAGCATTGGGAGTGGATTACAAAGCGCTGAAGCAGTTAATCGATACGAAGATTGACAGCGCTACTCTAACGCAGGCTATCGAACAAGCTAAAACAGCAGTGAAAGCTGAGATTTTAGGTGACGGTGTCCCTGAAAATCTTGACACACTGAAAGAGATTGCTACAATGATCGCAGGTATGAGTGGCGATACTGAGGGCGCAGTCGTTCAAAAATTGGCTGATCTCGGCCGTCGTATTGACGAGTTTGCAAACCTCGACCTGGTCGCAACTTATAACGCAGCGAAAGCGTGATTGCTATGAGCAATTTAGAGGAATTTGCTCAGGCAATTGGGCGTGACGTCAAGGTGCTGAGCCAAAAGCCTGAACCAAGGCTGACACTGACAGGCAATACCCTCGGCATTGTCGGAGGTAATAATGTCACTCTACCGCTACCAGATAACGTAGGGCATGAAATCCGTGGTATAGGTTCGCCAGAAGGGCGTATTGCTGCTGAAATCGGAACAACCTATGTAGATACCGCAGTTACCAACGGTGCTCTTAAATGGATTAAAGAGAGTGGGAATGGTAACACTGGTTGGAAGGTTCTCATTGGTGACACTGGTTGGAGAACGTTGAATACAGTATCGAAACTGGGAAACTCATTTGTTAAAATTAGACGAGTTAATGATGTGGTCACTTACCAATTCGGAGGATTGTCATGGGGTTGGTTTGGAATAGTCAGACGCGATGGGGCAGGATATCAATCTCAAGAAAGCGATAGAGAAAGAAACGTTTTTGTTTTAGGTTATGATGGAATTCCACAAGGGTTTAAAACCCCTAATTCATTAATTGGTTCTATATACAATGATAGCGGAATACCTTACGGCACATGGTATATTGGTAATCCAGCAGACGCCAATCATTTAAGATTCCAATTCTTAAACCCAGTACCAACAGATAGCGATATTGGAGATATTCGTGTTAGTACTATCTCTTATTACACTGACGACGAATGGCCAACAACATTACCATAATAGAAAGGAAAAAATATGATTAACTGGAAATTACGACTAAAAAATAAATTCTTTTGGCTGACTGCCATTCCAGCCTTCTTGCTTGTCTTGCAAGCTGGTGCAGCAGTCTTTGGATATCATCTGGACTTAGGTGATATCGGCAACAAGCTAATTCTGCTTGTCAATGCGGTATTCGTATTCTTGACTGCTATCGGTTTGGTCAATGACCCGACTACAAGCGGAATCGCAGACAGCACACGAGCGCTTGAATACAAGAAACCAAGTGAGGAGTAATATGGATATCGATACAAGCAGACTACGCACGGACTTGCCTCAAGTAGGAGTGCAACCTTATAGACAAGTACACGCTCACTCAACTGGAAACCGTAACTCAACTGCTCAAAACGAGGCGGATTATCACTGGAGAAAGGACCCTGAACTTGGGTTCTTTTCTCATGTGGTCGGAAATGGCCGAGTTATGCAGGTAGGCCCTGTAAACAACGGGAGTTGGGACGTTGGGGGCGGTTGGAATGCTGAGACCTATGCAGCAGTTGAATTGATTGAAAGCCATTCAACTGAAGAAGAGTTCATGGAAGACTACCGCCTCTATATCGAATTGCTACGTAATCTAGCAGATGAAGCAGACCTACCAAAAACTCTTGATACTGACGACTTGGCAGGTATCAAAACACATGAATACTGTACCAATAACCAGCCTAACAACAACTCAGACCACGTTGACCCTTATCCATATCTTGCCAAATGGGGCGTTAGCCGTGAACAGTTCAAGCAGGATATTGAAAACGGCTTGACAATTGAAGCAGGCTGGAAGAAAAACGATACAGGCACCTGGTACGTGTACTCAGACGGCTCTTATCCAAAAGATAAGTTTGAAAAGGTCAACGGAACCTGGTATTACTTCGACGGGTCAGGCTATATGCTTGCAGACCGCTGGAAGAAGCACTCAGACGGCAATTGGTACTGGTTTGATCAATCAGGCGAAATGGCCACAGGCTGGAAGAAAATCGCTGAGAAGTGGTACTATTTCGACGTAGAGGGTGCTATGAAGACAGGATGGGTCAAGTATAAAGACACTTGGTACTACCTAGACAGCAAAGACGGTAACATGGTATCAAATGAATTCATCAGAGCAGGTCAAGGCTGGTACTACATTAAACCAGACGGAACAATGGCTGATAAGCTAGAGTTCACGGTAGAACCAGACGGCTTGATTACGACAAAATAGAAAGACTTCAAAATAGATTACACTAACCGCCAGCAATAGCTTGCGTTTTTTTCGTTTGTCTAGAATTGACTTGTTGACATCAACAAATAGCTTTATAAAGCGCTTGGTTGCCAATTTTGTTGACGTTAACAAAATTAGAGCTTGTATTTCTATTTTACAAAAACACGCATTTTGAACGATTAGAAACAGAAATCTAAATCCTATTGTTCAAAAAAGTGCTTACTTGAAGAATAGGGACTATATATGCCCCAAAAATATAAAAATAAAATTTGGGGCATTAATGGGGCATAAGTTTAAAACTTATGTATTTTTACCTATAATTTTAAATTGGTTTTTAATCGTATACATCCTTATTTATCAAAACTTTTTTCTATTATATAGCTATGAAGTATATCCTTTATAAAAAGACGCTGTTAAATAATCAGCCTTT